GCATCACTTCGAGATGTCGGCCATCATTGGCCTGTTCTGCTGCCCTCATCTCGGCTCTGGCCTTCTCGCTCATGCGCTCCACTTCATAGTTCCGCTCTGCTGCCGCTCTGGCGATGCCCTCATTTCTGCTCTTGACGAAGGCCACAGCATCATCGGGACTCTCTCTCCAGCCCTGTTCCATGGCGATAGAGCGCTCGCGCTCGTCGTTCACGATCATCTGGCAGCGCTGGGTAAATCTCTCCGCAGAATCAACGGCCCTCTCATACTCCCTGGGATCCCGGAACTCGCCCTCGTCCGGTCTGGCGGCCATACAACAGACCTTGCCGTGATAGTCCTGGGCCCGGTAGAGCATCTTGGGATAGGGACGATAGACGTATGGATTCCCGGGAGGATATCCAGCGGTCCACTTCGACGGGAACTGCTCGAACTTGGAGTATTCCTTGGCCGCGTTGGAACCGGGAGAGATGACGATACCGGGCTCGCGGTTATAGAGGTCATCAGTATCCTGGTTATAGGGCTTGAATTCCTGACTCACGCGTTCTCTCCTATTCCCCCGTCCGATCTCTCGGGCAGTGGTCCAAGCGCCCATTCTGGACGCGGGTATTCGCTCTCTTCGAGAGCTATATCTGTAAGCAACTCCGCGGGAGGCTTCGCCAAGAGTCGCATCTCCCCCGGCTTCATCGGCTCAATGGTCTGGGAGGGCTTCCACTCTCGCCGTCGGTAAGCCGCCTTGAGTAGTCCGGTTTCCTCATCGTGGGATTCATACCCATAGAGGAGGCTCGGCTCTGCGAGGAGCGTGCATTGCTCTGGAAGAATGATGCGTATGCCGCTCTGCGCAGCTCTTCCCAGCCAATATTCCGCTGATCCCCTCTGCCTGACGTACTCGCTCTCCGTTCCATAGTTGATGCCCCAGAGGCCGAGGACAGACACGCCCTCAGTCATCGCGAGAGCGATCATCCAGGCCACATGGTTGGTGAAGTAGGACCGAGCGTCCCCGAACTCCGCGAGCACTTGGCCCTTGGGATACCGTCGCGATGATGGGATCTCTGAATACTTGTCCTGCATGTACAACGGTACGGTGTTCTTGGCTAGCCATTTTGGGTAGAGCGCCGACTTCTTTCCACCACGAGACCAACAAGCCCTCGGGTGGAGGTCGAAGTAACGATCCATCGGCCGGCGATACCACGCCCTCGAAGACGCGTGCCCCCAGAACTCCCAAGTAGGATCGTTCCAGGGGGCATCTCTGAGAGAGTCCGAATGCGACCCGCACAATGCGACCTTTCGCACTGTACGGGTCGCAGTTGCCCGTGGAATAGGCTCTACAGCGAACGCCACGGGCGGTTTGACCTCCATCATGTTACGAGCTGACCTGCCTGAGAGTGAACGGATAGTTGAGCCATACCGAGCAGAACAACCCCGTAGCCGAGGTGGCGCTCGTGGTGGCCGTGCTAGCCGCGCTCGTGGGATACATTCCATAGACGCGCGACGTTTCCACGGACGAAGCCTGAGAGGTTGTGAGGCCCAACAGGCCGACCGCGGGAGTAGAAACAGACGTTGCGGGAGTGAGGATGCCGGTAGAAGTCACCAGCGAGCTGCCGCTAACGAGCTGGGCATGCGCATTGGCGCCATAGATCTGCGCCCATGCATACTGATTGGACGTACCCTCTTCGACCAACACGCCCACTGAGCCGGGCGCGGCAGCCGTGAGAGCGGAGGCCGTGAAAGCACCATCCCGAGAGATCAGGACCGCAGCCCCCACGAACGCCGGGAACGTGAGGTCAACAAGAACGTACTCGTTTCCAGAGCCATCTCTGGCGCGCGCCCCGGGAGTGAGATAGTCCGGAAGAGCGACAGAATCACCCACGATTGCCGCAGCGGAGTCCCGAATCGACTTGAACTGATCCGGGGTCCCAAGATATAGCAGTGTAGACGCGGCCTGTGGCTTCGCAACCGAGCCCACAACACCACGCATGACCTGGACGCGCCCAGCCACCGGAATAGCCTGAACCTTCATGATCTCGATGGCCCCGGTGCCGGCGGCGACGAGAAGAGACCCGACCGTGATATTCGTCGTAGCGCCTACGGCGAAATCGTAGTCCGAAGCCGTGATGGCGTTCGTGACAGTGGTCGTGTTGAGCTGCGTGACTGCCATGACGCCCTCCTAACCAACAACCCGGGTAGCCATCCGTTCCTGGATAGCCGCCGAGCCGAAGAGAATGTCCAGACGATTAAGGTTCTGGTCCGTGGTGATCTGGAACTGCTCCACGTACCGGATGGAAACGGCGAGAGACTTGCTGTTGACCCGAGTAGCCTTCGCTCCACCGTTGGGCATCACGAGGTCAGCCATGACCGACGCGAACGCCTTGGGGTGGAAGACGAGGTTCTGTGGGCTCACCGTTGCCGCGAGGGTTCCGCCTGCCGCCATCGCCCAATACGTGATGACAGCGTTGTCCGCCGGGGCCGCCGTGACGTTCGCGAGGGCGCCGGAGGTGATGATGCTCGGGGAAATAGGAAGCGTGATTGCTCCCGTGGTGTCCGAGATGTCGGAAGTCAGAACGAACTGCTGAAGCCGGCCAGTCGATTCCTTCGAGAGCGGGTTGACCGAGAACACACCACCGATGGTGATGATGTCGCCCTTCTTCAGAACCGACGTACCAGAGGCCCATCCATCCGAGATGATGCTTGAGCCGGTCTGGCCGGCACCATTGACGAGCGGGGTAGCGCCAGCACCACCCACCGATCCAGACGTGAACCGGGGAATGTTCTGGTCCTGGAACCACTTCTCGATACCAAGTTGGGCCTGCGCAAACTGACCCTTCGACCAATTCTCGGAGACCTTCCCCTGGGGATTGAAGAACGCCGCAGTCGAGAACGCGATGGTTGCATTGGCGAGAGGCTCCAGCACAGCCACGAGGTTCTCGTCCGGCCCTGCAAGATCCGCGATTTTGACGCGAGCCTGCGAGTAGGTGAGACCGGAGGCGGGAGTCGTACCAAGCGTCCCAACCGTGTTGTAAACGCTCTTGTACACGTCCGCCATGCTCTGACGGTCGTACACGTTCGCGAGCGTCTCCGCTGCGGGCATCACGTACCGCTGGCGGATGTCATCCAAGTCGGTCGTCGCCTGAGACGAGGACCAACCGAAACCGACATGACGTCGCCGGTTGAGGATGAGGTTCACCGTCCGGTCGAGAAGGTTCTGGATGATCAGACCTTCACCGTCGGAGGCTTCGAACTGCTGAGGGAGACGGACCTTGACGGTATCACCCACCTTCGCGCCGTCGCGGGAATATTCGTCGTTGTACTCGCGATTGAACTGCGCCACACCGCGCAGACTATTCACGAAGTACATGGCCGTCTCCATCGTCACCCAGGTAGGGGTGATGAGGGTGTTCGCCATCGCTAAGTTTTCAGTGACTTAAGTCACCGACCTCGTTATCGCGACTTGGCAGGCTTCCAGCGCTTGGAATACTCGTCCAGAGACATTCCTTCGCGGTAAGTGCCTTCGTCTGCGACCTGTGGCGCACCCGTTACTGGCCGAACGGGAGGAGGCGCCTTGCTTACAGACGGCTTGGGGTTGGTGGCAGTCGTTTCAACGCCCAGGCTCGTTACGAGTTTCGCCATCTCGCGAGTAATAGCTCGCGGAGATCTCAGCGCGGCGATACGCTGGAATTCGTCTTTGTGCTCCGAAAGATACACCATGAGCGCCGGGGCATCGTCTACGTTGTCCACGATCTCATCCGCAATGTACGTGCGTGGATCTCCGAACCGCGGGTCATCGTGAGAGATCTCTCCTCGCTCGGCCATCTGGAGAAGCTTGAATGTGGGATATAGGACAGCGACGTGATCACCGATCTTGCTCCAGAAGTCGGGATCCGCTTCCTTGGCTTTCACCACGGATGCTTTGTAGCGGTTCTCATACTCGCCCATCTGCTGTGAGCGCTGATGGGACCGCTGGGCCTCTTGGGCCCTCTTGGCTTCCGCCTGATACTCATACCGAGCCGTGGCGCGGGTGAACTCGGCGTAGTCCTCGAAGTCTTCGACTTTTGGAGCTCCTGGGTCAGCCGATTCCTTCGGTGGCTTTGGGGGAGCCTCGATCTGACGAGCAGATCGGGCGTGCTCGAGCTCAGATCTCGCCTTGGCCGCCTCTTCTCGTGCGGCGGCGGCTTCGCGGCGGGCCTCTGCGGCTTCCCTGGTGGCCTGAGCTACTCTGGCCTGTGGGTCATGCCGGGGATTGCCCTTGCGCTTGTCCTCCTGCTCGCTGGGGGCCTTCTCGGCATCCTTATCCGCCTTCTCCTCCTTCGCGGCTTCCTTGGCCTCGGCCGCACGCTTGGCGGCGGCGGCTTCTGCGCCCCTCTTGCCAAGCTCCGAGGCCGCATGGGAGAGATCCGGCTCCCCATTCTCGTCCGTGTGCGTCTCTTGGACGTCTCCACCCGTCTTTTGAGTGTCTCGGGCCTCAAGGATGCCCGTCATTTCCTCGGCCGTAGACGTATTGCTGGAGACGGTAAAGCCTCCATGCTCGACGGTGGCGACGGTGGAGGGGTCAGAACTCATAGGCTTGCTCGCATTTTACTGTCGATTTACCGCAGGTCAAGATTAATCACTCTTCTGTGTTCTCTCCGGCATCCTCGCCAGGCGTCTCGGTATCATTGGTCTGCCCATGATCTCGGGATACGGTCACGGAGTGGGCTCCCGCTCCAGCCATACCCACCTCATGGGCGGCTTGGAACTTGACCTTTGCTGTCTCGTGGGCGTGTTCCTCAGCCAAGAGCGCGGCTTCGTGCGCAGCCTGGAACTTGGCCATCTCCTCGTCGTGCGAAATCTCATTGGCGAGGGCAAGATTCTCGTTTTCAAGCTCTCCGGCCACGATGGCGCCCTTTGCTGCGGCGTTGATCTTGGCTACAGCGATAGACGCAGCATCCTTCATGGCCTGAATGCGCAACTCTCGATCCGCATCGATCTTGGCCTTTTCGATAGTCGCCTGCTGTTTGGCCTGCTCTGTCTTGAGGAGATCTGCGGCCTGCGCCACCTTCTGCTGCGCCTCTTGGAGCTGTTGCTGTAGTGCCTGCATCTGAGCCTGCATCTGCTCGGGATTGGGCTGGCCGTCTTTCTGGTCCCCGAGGCCCGGGTTGGTCTTCTCTCGAAGCCTTTCTAGCCGCTTGGAGACTTCCTTGGCGCCGGGAAAGTCGCGGAACTTGAAGTAGAGGTCCCCAATGACAGCCAAGAGCGAGGGGTCGGCTTCGATGATCCTGCCGATCTCGTCTGCGCCCTGCTGGAGCCTGGTTTGGGCAGGTTGTCCGATGGTAACAGCAATGGATTCCTTGCCCTCGGCCAAGTTGTGATGCTTGACCCCGGGGGGCAACGACTGACCCGGAGGCATTGGTGGGGCTTCAATGGGCCTATTGCCCTGCATCACGTAGGGCTTGTTGAGCATAACCGTCTTGCTCTCATCTTCGTCGCCCAGAACCTGAGTAATCCTCCCCTCACGATCGTAGATTCGCGGGAGGAGCTCCAAGACCACCTTGGCCTCATAAAGCATTGAGATAGAGCCCAAGTTTCCGATGTAGTCTCCGGTCCCAGCGTCCGCCTGCTGCTGGAGGGCCAGAATCGCCTTACCGCTCTGGTCTTTCTTCTGCTGACCGAGCGATGGCTCATAGACCGCCGTCGCTATCTGAACAATATTCTTGGCCTCTTGGAACAATTGGAGGGAAAGCCCCATCTTGGTCCCATCGATCTGCATTGGAGCGGGGGGGCCGATAGGGTTTCCATTGAGATCCTTCGGTCTGTATTCGACATAGGGGACATTCTTCCGGTTGATGTCCTTCCACTGGTCTTCGTGGCCCTCGAACTGCCCCTCTGCGCCGATGTAGGGGGCCTTGGAGAGCCTTGAAATGTCCTCCACGAGCGATGAGGCGCCATAGTTCCCCATCCGCTGACCATCTCTCGCGGGGCGAACCATGCCCTCCCAGCACCTCTGGCCGTCCACGGGCTGAAGCTCGCGACCAATCACGGGGACAAGTGGGATGTTTCGGATCCTTCCCCCCTGCCAAGGCTCGTCTTCGATGATGTCCGCTCCAGTAATCACCGCGCGCCATACTTCAAGCCGCTGGGCTTCGCGCTTGTAGGGCGTCCCGGGGACGGTCTTCGTCTCTTTGATCGGGACCTTATAGAACACCTCGGCTACAAGCGGATCTTTGCGCTTCCCGTCCGTCTTGACCCAGCCCGGGGCCTGCTCCTCCATCATGAGAAAGTCGGTATTTGTGTACTCTTTAGCCTCTGGATACATCGCGCGGAACGCATCGCACGTCATATATCCGGCCACGAAGATAAAGCGCGCGTCGGAATAATCCGGCTTCTCTGCGGCCGGGTCCGCATAAACCATGTCTTGATAGAGAATGCGCTGGTAGGCAATCTCCTGGTCACTTGGATTGTCGGAGTTCTCGTCGTACTGCGTCACGATGCGATACCATCCCCTACCAGCTTGGATCGCCCTGTCGAGGGCCCACAGGCGCGCCTGATCCGCGAGTCCGTCTCTCTGGATGCGCTGATAGATGCCCTGCTTGATCTCGGCCAACTCATCGTTGGACGTCTCACTGACGGGAGAGAGGGT